AAGATCTTTAAACAGGGTGCAAAAGAAGTAAGTAAAGAAGCGGTAGAGCAAGTGAGTAAATCTTTTGCAAAGGAAGCTATTAAGCAAGCTAAAAATTATGGAATTAATATACTTAAAAACGGTGCAATTGAGGGTAGTACAGAAGGTATACAGGAATTTTGGTCTAACGTGATTGCTACAAACTACGACAAAAACCGCAAAGCATGGGACAACATAATAGAATCTATGGTAGGTGGCTTTGTTGGTGGTGGTGTAGCCGGCGGAAGTACAGAATCAGCAGTAGATAATAACATTATTGTTATACCAGATGGTGAACACACACCACAGGCTGTCATTGGTCAGGTCATAGCAAACGGTCAGGAAAACACGGTAGAGGGTAAGGAACTCATAAAAACGGCGGTAGAAGCTCAACAAAAGGGCCAAAACGTGCTTATTGAGACTACAAAGCAGGGTGAGGTTAATAGTGAAGTGCAAACTATAAACCAAGAAGAGAAAGCAGCAGCGCCAAAGGTTGAATATACAGATGGAGCTATAAAGAAACTACAGGATCAGATAGACAAAATCTTAAATATAGATCCGAACATTAAAAGCTTCAAACAAAGACAAAAAGAATGGGGTATAAGCTTTCAGGCTACAGATCAGGCAGCAGAGGCCGGTGATCTACAAGCACAGGAAGATATAAGAAAGATAGTTGAGCTTCAGGGACAGATAGAGGATATGCGTGATGCTAGACAAGCGTACCTAAAGAGTAAGAAAACTAAGAAATCGGCTAAAGAGTATGTAGAAAGTAAGGTAAAAAAAAGAAGTGTGAAGTTTAGAACTAGCAAAGCAGAACAGGCTAATATTGATACTGAGGCTGATATTTTACAGAGTCTTCTTGATAAAGAAGAAGTTGTAAATAGATTATTTCATAGCAATAAGAGTGTTGATCCTATTGAGGATAAGGCTGAAATGGATTATGTTTTAAACAAAATACAAAGAGGCAAGGCAACGATGCAGGATATAAATTCAGGATTTGCTATTCTTGAAAAGAATGGGTATAGCCCTGAGCTTATAAGAACAATAACAACAGCAGACGCTTATGCGAAGAACAAGAAAGGCCCTAAGTTTAGAGAAGACACGACAAAACCTCTTACAATAGAAGATATTAAAGCTCAAAATGCTGTTGCTAAACAAGAATCAGCTAAAACAGGTCAACAAGTAGCTGAGGATACGGCTGAGGTTAAGATGGGTTGGAAATCAGGAGATCAAAAGCGTGAGTTTGATGCAGCGATGAGTAGAAAAGACGCAGCAAAGGTGCGTGAGATGTTACCCGGCGTACCGGAGTATTTTAAGACGGAGTTTAAGCAGGAGATAGATGAGCTGTTGAATAATGACTTTACAGAAGAAACTAAGATACTGCGCGGTACTAAGGGCATGACAGCCGATAACATAATGAAAACATACCCTAATATACAGCTTAAAAAAGACATACCGGCTACAGATATATATGGAAACAAAAAGATTATTCCGGAGGGTGAAAAGCTTACGCCGTATGAGCTTAAGGGTAATAAGATACTACTTCAGGATGGAGAGACATACATAGTCACCAAGAATCAATTTCAGAATATTAAAGGACAGTCAAAGATGGCAGAAGGTAAGCCATTTGCACCAGAGCTTGATGGGTTGGAAGAAACTATAAAAGGAGGAAGCTTTAATACTGAAGCAGAAATGGCAAAGCGTGGTTACTGGATAGAGGAAAAGCCAACTTCAGAAATAACAGGTAATCCTCCTGAATATAGATTTGTATTAAGAAATAATAAGAATGAAGTGTTATTAGAAGCAAAAACACTAGAAACATTGAAAGAAGAAATTAAATTGCGAGAACAAACACCAACAAGATATTCACAATACACCTTGCCCGGTGGAGAGAATTACCGGGAGATACTTATAAAAGCTCCAAGGAATATGTCTGATGCAAAGGATATTACCTCGCCAGACGGCAGAGTTATTAAAGGCATACCAAGTGGTAAATTAGATTTTAAGTCTTCTCATTGGGACGATCTAAACGTAATTGCACACCTAAGAATGAATGACCGGGAATATAACGGTGAAAAGGTTGCTTTTATGGAAGAGTTGCAAAGTGATTGGGCGAGGGAGGGGAGAAGTAAGGGGTTTATGAATGACAAAGGCAGGCAAGTATTTGATGATTATGTTGATACATTAAGAAAAAAATATAATACAGATGCTTTAATAATAAGACAAGATCTACTCACAGAACAAGAAAAATTAAAGTATCAAGAACTTTTTGATTCTATTCAAAATTTCGGTGATGGCGTACCAAATAATCCTAATCTCAAAAACTGGCAAGAACTCACTATTAAACGCGCCTTAAAAGAAGCGGTAAATAGTAATGCAGAATATCTTGCTTGGATCAATGGGGATCAGACAAGTAATAGGTATAACTTGGCGACGCAGGTAGAAGAAGTAAACTGGATAACTCGCAATCAATCTGATAATAAAATAATTAAAGTTACGCCAAAAGGACAAGTAAATAATATTGAAATTGAAGTTAAGAAAGATGGAACAGTTTATAGATCTGAAAACTTTCTACAACGTAATGATAATTGGAATGGTAAGAAGCTAGACGAGGTACTTGGTAAAGGTCTAGCAGATAAAATCATGGCAGACGAAAGTGGTACATTATCCGGAGAGGGCTTAAAGTTTGGCGGAGAATGGGCTAATACTCTCTATGACAAGCAGGTAAAGAATATAGTTGAGGATCTAACGGGTGGTAAGGTAGAAACGATTGACATGGGATTGCCTGTAGATAATTTAAAACAAAAGAATTGGATATATGAAGATTCTAATGGCGAGAAGCTTACACCTGAAAATTTGAGAGTAGGCGGTAAAATATCTAATTCAAGTAGAAACGAATACATCATTATTGACATTATTGGAGATGGAAAGTTTAAAGCAATAAGTACAAGTGAGCTTTTTGATATGACAGGTGATGAAAGAGCGCAATATATATCTGATCTAAAAAATCCCGGACAATATGAAAAGCGATTACTACAAAAAAATGGTGAGGATTCAAGAGACTGGATCAATAAACAGCTTGAAAATAGAAAAAGATTCTTAAATGAAAATTCAGAAACTTTTGACATTACACAAAAGACAACGAAACAACAGGCACTTAAACTTACTCCTGAAATTAAGGCTAAAATAAAAGGGGAGGCACTACAGATTGAAACGAGTGGGAAGATGTTTGAAGATGCCAAGTTTAGAGTAAAAGATGACGTAAAGCGAATGACAGGCCTGACTATTACAGATGAACAGGAACAGGAGCTTATTGATCTTAATAAGAAATTCTTTGGAGATGAAAAAGTAAATATAACACTTCAAATAATCGCTAATGCAAAGGCTTTGGGCCAATATCAAGACAACATGATTACTATATTAGATGGTCAAGCCAAGCCAAAAGATACATTTTTACACGAAGCGGTGCATAAGTATTTAGATGCTGTTTCTACAACAGAAGAATATACACAAGTATTAGAAGAGGGGGCAAAAAAGTATAAAAGTGATGATTTTGAACTTGTAGAAGAAAAAGTAGCTGAAGATATGATAGAAGTTGCAAATAAATGGGAAGAGTTTAATAAAAAGCTTGAAACACTAGATCCTGTTACTAGATTCCTTGTAAAAGCAATAAATCGTATAAAGATATACTTTGCTAATAAATCAGCCATAAATAGACTATATAACGACATACTAGAGGGTAAAGCGGCTAAAAAGGCAACAAAAACGGCCCAAGAAACAGTGCCGGCACTTAAGACGGAGATACCTACTAATGAAATAGCACAAACACCTGTTGGTGAGGGTGATAAGACCAAATCTAAGGCATATACAAGAGTGTATGACCGGCTTGCAGAAGAAGCACAGCAGGATGTATCATATAATAAGCTTAATCTTGAGAAAGACACACAAAACGCGCTTGAGTTTATTACTACAGATCCAAAAGCTGCAATCCGGGTAGGCTTGGGCCTTGAAGAAGCGCCTACAGGTCAAACGGAAACCGCTATATCTATTGCGCTTGCTGATAAGGCCGGGCGAGATGGTGACTTTGCGCTTCAGTCACAGCTTGAAGCATCGCGCTCACTACGGCAAACACGAAGAGGACAAGAGATTGTGTCAGAGCGTGGGCGATTCAACGAGGATTCACCACACTTCTTTATAAGAGAACTTATGGACAGAAGATTAAAAAACTTAGGCTCAAATCTTAAGTCTTCACTTGAAGAGCTGCAAGGCAAGGCAAAGTCAGTTAAGAAAGCTGCTATTGAGAAGATAGATAAGGGTGTGTCAAAATTAAAGGAGAAAATAAAAGCGGATAGAAAGAAGATAGCGCTTGCACAAGATATTATAGATTCTATTATTTGCTAAACATTATGGCTACTACCTGTATAACAAAAAGACTTGCGGAACAACTTAAAGTCGCTGTTAAGGCAGGTAAGATTAATGTGGCCAAAATGTATGAGATGACAAGCAAAGAACGCCGGGAGCTATTTGAACACTACGTAGATAAGGAAACGGCCTCTTTTGTAAATGGTAAGTTTGAAGAGGCAATGATTTCAACTGATGTAGACGCACTTAAGACTTGGGCCAAACAAACATTCAACATTAAGGAAAAAAAAAGTGGTAAATATAACGATGTGCTTAAAAAGATTGACACACTTAAAGAACTTGGGGTACTTGATCCTGAGAAATCTACAGCATTTTTGGAAGATCTTGTAGCAACAAAGCTTGGCGCTACGGTTACGGCTGAAGAGGCAAAGATCATATCTGAAAAGTCAGCTAAGATTGCAGAGGAAGCCGGGAAGCGGTCAAAGTTTGGTACACCAACATTAGAATACTTTAAAGCGCGCCGGGAGATGGAAAACTACCTTGATAGTATTGTCCCATCATCACGGCTTAAGGTTGCAACTTCTGTTATCGCGCGCGGTACTATGCTTGCAAGCATAAAATCACCTCTTCTTAATATTGAATCAAATACAGTACACGGCCTTATACAAGCGGTTGAGCGTAGATTTAATAGTAGGAGGCTTGGTGGGGTTAATAATTCTTATGCTAAAGACTACATAGCTTTTGTTAATAAGGTATATGCAGAAACGGCTTATGACGTATCACGTATGCAGACACTTGAATCAGAAGCGCAGATAAGGGGTGAGGATGTAACAAAGACACAAGGGCCGGGCAAAGTACGTGCCGTAGGCCGCTTTTATGAGGATTTAATATTCAGAAAAATGCAGGGCGCTCCTGATGTGGCATTTTCATCTATTGCTTTTGCAGATCGGGCTAACATAGAATCAACAAAGATTGCACAAGCGCAGGGCTTGAAAGGTGATGAAGCTAAGGCTAAGGCCCTTGAGATATTTAAAGATGCTACATCTATTGAGCCTGTTAGCGAAGAGGGTAAAGCCGTGCGTGAGGCGGCAATGGCTGATGCTTTCTACTCTACGTATACAAATAAGTCTATGTATTCAGACTTTGCGCTTGGTATACGAAAGCTATTTAATATAGCGTCAGGTGATATGAGGGTAGGAGATCAAATTATGCCATTTGTCAAAACGCCGGCAAACGTAATAGGAGCTGGAATTGATGCGTCAGGTGTCTTACTTCCGGCCCAAACGGTAGCGCGTATGGCAAAGGCAATAAAAGCTATTCATGCCGGAGAGCCTTTAAAAGAGGCAATAGGTGAGAGCTTTGCAGGATTTTTAAGAACGGTCATAAGATCCGGGCTTGGGCTTACTTTTGCATGGCTTATCTCAAATCTATTTAAGCCTGAAGACTTTATAGGTGAATATCCAACATCAGACAAAGAAAGACAACTGCTACTCCTCAAAAACGCAACAACAAATTCTGTCAGAATTGGGGACAGGTGGTACTCACTAGATTATTTTGGGCCGCTTGGAGCGCCTATTGTTGGTATGCTTTATGCTAAAAAGTACGGTACAGATTTACCAAATACTGTATGGGAGTATTACAAGGGCGTGGGCCGTCAGGCAGCAAAGATTCCGGGCTTTGAAGAGTTTTATAACACAGTTGAGGCGCTTAAAGGCGCGGCTCCGGGAACTGGTAAGACGGTTGATGAAGAGATTAAGGAGCTTGCAAATTTTGCAGTATCTTTCATAAAAAGTAGAACTATCCCGGCCCTCATAGGGGATGTGGCCAAAGGAACAGACACAAGCGAGCGCGTGGCAAGTAAAGAAGACATACTATCTCAAGTAAAGACCGGAATACCGGGCGTGAGACAGTCATTACCTGAAAAGAAAGATGTGTTTGGGGAAACTGTCTCAACTGAGGGCATAGTCTCAGTACTTCTTGCCGGCTCAAGATCAAAACTTGCCAAGAATAATCCTTTAGTTGCTGAGCTTGATAGATTATCATCAACAGGCAATCTACCATCAATTACAGACGTAGAGAAAACATCATCGCGTGCAAAAGAACTTAAAGCGCAAATTGGTGAAGAGAAGTTTACTAAAGCTAAAAATGAGTTTGGGCAATCTCTTAGAAAAAGAATATCATCTGTAATGGAAACAAGTACGTATAAAAATGCAGATGATGAGAAAAAGAAAGCAATAATAGACAAAATAAAAGATACTGAATTTGAAAAGATGCTACGTAGGGCAGGATACAAAAGGCCGAAAAAGTAAAATCTTCTTTTGCTATAGACAGTAAATATGATCTACTTTTATACTGTTTATTAAATATGCAAATCATAATCACAAACGCTGCAAACATAAGATCTAAGCCGACACTTAAAGCTCCGGTTGTTTCTTATGCTTATGTGGGCCAAATATATGATTCAGCAGGGCTTAAAACAGGTGATAACGTGGGAGGTAACAGTAATTGGCACGAACTAACAGTAGGTGGCTACTTATGGTCAGGAAACGCCAAGAAATACGAGAAAAAGCCTATTGTCACATATTCACAGACTGATTGGAGATGGTCATGGAAGTATCTTGGCTGGGGCGGTTGGGGACAGACTATTGGAAACTATGGATGCGCTCTAACCTCATGCTCTATGCTTGTAGGTATTGATCCAAGCACACTTAATGAGTATATGAAGCGTGTGGGTGGATATGTTCAGGACACTCTTCTTGTCTGGACAGCGCTTGAGAAGGCTACAAACGGCAAACTAAAGTATGTTGGTGGGGCCGGAGTAGCATATAACGATCTTCATGCTAAAGAAATAATTAAGAGAGAAAAGGGTGTTATTGTTCAAGTTTATGGAACAGATATACCCATGCATTTTGTAGTAGCTATAGGTCAGGGGCAAATAATAGATCCAATTGACGGAAAAATTAAGCCTTTTGATACCTATGAACCTGTACAACTGAGAGAAATTATAAGGCTATAGCGCTATATATGAAAACTATTCATAAATTATCAAATAACGTATTTAATTGCTAATACCTATGACAGAAATCTTTACCGCAGCAGGCAATTTTGGCTTTCCTATAGCTTTATCAGTATACCTTCTTTGGCGGTTTGAAAATAAGATAGACAAACTCACTGAGAGTATAGATAAAAGTAATAAAGATATAACAGCAGTTATACAAGAAAATACAAGAACAACAAACGAACTTGTTAAGGTTATAGAGAAATCAAAATTTGCTAGATAATATGGATGTAATATATTTGATTTTAAACTTATCTGCAAATGCAGTAAGTCTATTTATAGAGTCATTTAAGTTTGTTGCAGGGCAAACTTTGTTTTGGCAAAGTATGGGATTTACAACAGGCATGGGTATATTTGTCGGTGTAATCTTATTTAACGGTAATTCAGCACAAGCTAAAAAGGGCAGTCTCGCGATATTGAGCTATGCAGCAATGCTTCTTTGGACAACTACTATGCGTATATTGCCAAACGCAATAGAGCGCGAATTCATTTATACAGACGGCAGACCTTTTGCCGGGATAGCTACAATCTTCTACATAACTATATTTTGGATACTTGGGATAATAATTGGGGTAAACGTCTTTAGATTCCGGAAGGATCACTAATGTTTAACTCCTATATTATTAAGATAGTCAAAAGAAACACAGAACTATTAAAGATCGTCATGTCTTTATATGAACGCAATTTAGAGTTGTATAAAGAAAAACGGGATGCACTTAAAAATTTACAATTTTATATAGATAAATATGGAAAACTTACAGGCGATGGCGGTAGTGATAGGGATAGTTAATGGAATAAGACTTGCAAAAGAAACTGATAAAACAGGCTTTATTCTCTTTATCTGCGCTTTGGTTATTGGAATATTGCTTGGGCTACTTAATCTATTTGATCTGAACGTAGAAACAGGAATAGTTGTGGCGCTTGCAAGCTCCGGGTTATATAGAATTGGAGAAAAGTTTGGGGGACAATAAAATGTCTGAGCGCATACCTAACGTGCCGGTTTGGGAACAGGATTATTGGGAATCTTGGAATGATGACTTAAACTTACCAACAGGCACAGTCTACGATAGTAAATCCTATAACAACTGGTGGAATCTTCAGAAGCTACGAAGGAGACAACAAAATACAAGCCTAGCAACCGGCAGAGTTAATGGTCAATTTATACAACATGGAAACAAGAGATAGGTATAAGATTAGCAGTTATTTTACCGCCCGCTTATAGCGGGCTATTTTTTTATGGAGCGTAAACCTAGATACGATGCACAGCGTAAGTTTAGTGGCCAGCAGAAACGTGAGATGGCCGAGAGGCAGGAATATACCTGTCCTGAGTGTGGACAATCATTTTGGCGGAAGCCCTTATCACAAGTTCAAGCTCATCATATATGGCCTTTCAGCTTTGGTGGCGTGACGGAAACACAAAACGGAATACTACTTTGTCCTGACTGTCATAAAAAATGGGATAACGAAACAATTTTGAGAGGTAATGTATGGCCCGGTAGATACAGAGGACACGATGTACAACCTGAACAAAAACGCCGGAAATGATTTACCTCTTGACAACTAGATATATTTTTTAGTATTCTTATTTCATTGGGGAACGAGTAAAAATTAAAGCAGAAAATTTTTCAGGTATACCAAAAGTCTGTTTTTTGCTAGGGTAGGGGAGTACCTGCCCTATCTGCACCCTAGCAATAAGCGGATTTTTTTATGGTCACACTATATAAACAAGTCTCCGGGTACTACGAACTACACAAGGCAGAGCTTCTTTCTTCAGGCTACGCAATAACACAAGAAACTAACGATTATTCAGTCTTTGAGAAGATCAAAGTGTCCAAGGGATCAGATGAGGACATGAAAGCCGTGCAAAACGGCACACAAACAGCATAAAACGCTGTTTGTGGGAATATATCTGAGGGGTGATGCCTGCGGCCCGGCTAGTAGGAAAGGCCGTCAAGATTTGCATATATCACCCTATTCCTTTTCAAAATTAAATTTTTCGTTTAATTCTGAAAGGGGGTAGGGGGGAATGAATCAAGAAAAGCATATATATCTATATATATTATATATATTAATAGTATATATATGTGAATGTAAATGTTAATGTACCTCAAAAACAACAAGTAAACAGTAAACAAATAATAAGTAAAAATGCAGTAAAGAATAGAAAATATAAACGCCGGCGTAATCTTCAAAAATAGCCTCAAAATATCTACTTGACAACACAAGCGGTTGTGTGATAGACTGACTACATGGCAAAACAAACAGAAAGCAAAACAATTTATTACCTTAAGAAGCTTATACCCGGAAGAATGATAGAAGAGGGGTTAGACGGTTATTTTGCAGCAGTACCGGATTCTGGGTATAAAGGTCATGCATTTACGATTAAGTACGTATTTGAGAAAAACGCCGGCGGAAGAGAAAAATCATACGGTCTTATAGAGAAGCTTATACCTGATTGGGAGAAAGCAGAACACTTTAGAAGATTTGATGATAAGTTTGGGCGCGATGAGGGATATACGCTTGGTTATTTTAAGATGTGTAATAAGTTACCTGAAAATCATGAAAGTATATAAGGACAAATTACTTTGGTTAAGTTTAATTATTCCGGGCGTGATATTTATAATTATCTTTATAGTCTCATTTTTAGGATTTGTTTACTTATTAAAACTATGAACACAAAGCAGAAAATTAAGCTATATACACTTGCGGCAATAATCGGGGCCGGGCTTGCTTTTGAAGTGACAAGAGCGCCGGGGATTGTAAGAGTAGATGCCAAAGAAACGGTTAAGGTTGCGGCTTATGTGACTGTAGTGCCTACAGCAACAAATACGCCATCACCAACACCAACTCCATCATATAACTATGAGGCTATAAAAGTCTATTATTTCAATAATTACGGCAAAGATACAAAGCGTGACGGATATATAGACTATATTTGGAACAAATGGGCCGGGCATGGGGTACAAAGACAGGTAGAAGCGCTTTGTACAAATTTTGCAGAAGGACATTTTACAGATGAAGCTACAAATGATAACGGCGAAAATGGTATAGATCGTGGATGCTGGCAATGGAACAGTAAGTATAATCCGGGAGTAACTGATGAACAGGCCCGGAATTGTTTTACAGCTACGGATCTTGCTTATGATAAATGGGTGAGCCGTGGGTATTCATTTGAAGGGTATTGGTATGGATATAAAGATGTGTACGGGAATTACTCTGATAGTTATTTAAGGTGTCTGGATATTATTAATTAATTGTCTCAAGTCAATCTTGGGACAAGGTAAGATTATTATTTTTTATTTATTTTATGTACTCACTAGAAGATAAGTTGATTGTGATAGGGGGAATATCATTTGTTGTTTTAATCATTTTATTTATCGCAGCAGTTCCATTCCTGAAATTGTCAAACAAAGGAAGTGGTCAGCACGTTGGATACATAACTGCCGTAGATCAGAAGGGTTATTTCTTCAAAAATTATGATGTTTATTTCAAGACTGACAATCAATCGTCTCAAGAGGATGTCTACTGTATCTATAGAGAAAATACTGACCTGGTAAACAAAGCAAAAGAAGCTAGCAGAACAAGAAAACTTGTGACAGTTGAATACAAAGGTGTATTTGGATGGGGGCTGGATATTTGTGAGGGAGAGGAAATAAAAGATATTAAATAATATTTTCACAAACTGCTTCTCACGCTTGTGGGGAGCAGAAGTGAGAAAAATTACCTTGATAAATAGATTGGGACAGTGGCGGAAAAGGTAGACGCAAGCATAACTACGTTCTGGACGACTAAGTAGGAAAGAAAAAGTCTATGCAAGGTGACGCACGGCTTCTGACGAGTTTGAGGTCGCAAGACTGCTCAGATGAGTTGGAAATACGGAAATCCTTGCCTGTCCCAATTTGTTTATCAATAAAAGATTGAATGTAGTTATGTGAGGCAGAAACAGTATTGCTGGCGTACCGATAGTTATAGTCCAACACACTATCAAAATGTTCCTATAGGCACGCACGTTGGATTTGTGGGGTGACTATACTCTTTGCCAGAAGATCACCGTATGGTGAGTCAGGGCAGAGTTCAAATCCCTACCATAACTACATTTAGTTTTTTATAAACCTTATGAATAAAGCATTTTTAGTCCACACTCTACTATGCACGATATTGGGGGTACTGATCGTCAGTACTGGTATAAGAATGATCCATTGGCAGTTCTGGGCGATACTATTAGTTACTAGTCTGATTGCTATAAATTGTCGTGATTTATGACCATTCAGGAGATGGAGCAACGCCTCAAGGTGAAAGAGATATTAGAAGTTATTAAATAAATATATGAAATGTCCACACGTGAATTGCCTTGTATATCATCCAAACGGAGTTTGTAACTGTGATATGGCTAGATATTGTGCAGAGTGTAAAAAAGATCAGGGTGTGCCTATGTCAAACTCTACACAAAACGATTGTGAGAAGTTAGTAAAGAAGATAGAAGAACAGATTTTAGAGCTATTCATTGATGATAAAAAGGGTCAATTTCAATATAAAGGTAAGTGGTATTCCCCTATTTGGGGATGCGACACAATAAATTTTATAGTTGATGTTATTTTTACTCTAGTTGACAGTGAACTTTCCGATGCGAGGAGAGAGGTGAAGAATGATTACGATAATAGAATGTTCACGATAGATAGCCTAAAAAGGACTTGTAAACATTGTGGGGTCATAAGGGGAGTCAAATTGCACGAAGACACAGATAGTCACGATCGTTATCAAATAGGTTACAACAAGGCTATAGATGATGTCCTAGCCACTCTAAGAGAGGAGGAGAAAGACTATTCGTTTATTACTGGTAAAGGACTTGATGAGGAAGACATGAAATATGACGATTTAGAACTGAAGGACTAATTATCAATTTATATAGATATGAAGAAGGCTATAGACTGGTTCAACAAACAGCAGTACGGAGTAGTGATACGAAAGAAGGGTAAGGACAAAGTTATAGACTCACTATTACTTGTTATCCTTCCTAATGGAGATATGCACGTAGCATATAAAGGTAATGTAGATATTAAATGCGTAAGTTGGAGCAAGAGACTATCTAGACATGAAACCCCTAACTCTAAAACTAATCCGTAAGTTATATGAAAAACTATACACCATTAAAACTTATGCTCAAGTCTCATTATGAGAAAGACCTGATTTATATGATGATTGGTATGACAGTGTCTGCAGTTGTGGTGTCACTTATTATTAAGTTTATTATGTCAATTATTTAATTCATTTATGGTTACACATAAAGCAATATCAAAACGCGGCGGCAAATCAACGCTAAAAAAGTATGGTAAAAAACACTTTTCAGAGATAAGAAAGAAAGGTAATAAAACTATACTTAAAAAATACGGAAAAGAGTATTATAAAAAGCTATCAAAGCTTGCTGTAAAGGCAAGAAAGAAGAAAGCTAAAATACGCTTGACAACACAAGCGGTTGTGTGATATATTCTTATTATTAATATTTATTTTATTTGTATGCAGATTACAAAAGATACGTGGGAACAAACGGCCCTTGCAGCCATTCAGAGAAACCCGGCCCTTGCCGAGTTATTTATGAAAAATGCAAAGGTAGGATCAGAGAATTTGGGCCAGTCACTACCTCTCCTTAAGATTCAAAGCGCCGGGAAGTCGCAGGAAAATCTATTATCAGACGGCAAAGAAGCAACAGACGGCTTTTATTATTACAAGCCCACAAAAGAACAGTTTGAAGTAGTAAGGTGTCATATTTTGACTATTAGCCGGGGATTCCGCGCAGATGGATATAAGGGAAAAAAGAACGTGTTTAATCAAATATTAGCTGGAGTAATAGTAAACGATGGTAAATTTGCGCCATTTATGATGTACTTTACGGGAACTAAGCTACAAAGCTTGTGGCAGTTTGGTAAAGATGCATCTTTATACACAAAAGCAAAGCCCATCCCCATACCCATTTTTGCTCTTACTGTTGAGATGACTTCAGAGAAGGTTAAAACAGACTATGGAACATCATGGATTCCAAAGTTTGAAATAGTAAAGGAAAATGACTTTCCTGTAGTTATTCAAGATGAGGGTATGTTTATGAAGCTCCGGGACAATGTGTCTATGGTAGAGGATAGCATTGAAGCACTCATAGATGCTAAAATGACAGATGAAGATGTAACACCAAGCGCAGCTATTCCAAGAGATGAGGATTTTCAGATTTAATAATTTGGTCTTGTCCGGCAACGGACAGGGCCAAGAGATTAAAAAATATTAGCACTTTTACATCTTGTTGGTCAGCAGGGGGGTGGCTCGCATTTGCCGAAGTTAGCTTTTAATTTGAAGGCATCTTAATCAAGCTCCAAACCGCAACCTAAAAAGCGCTTTTGAAAAAATCGTCTTGATACATTTTTCATTATTCATTATGCTGACCACAAGACGTAAGGGTGTTAAAAATATTTATCTACTATGTTAAAAGATAAAATAGTCATAGATTATTACATAACAAGAGAGGGGAAAAAAATAGTTGTATACGAGCATGGTAGCGCTCCTGTCAGAATGGGTGACTTTGATAATAGATATGAGTTTTACAACCTCTTAGCAGCTAGGAATTTTATAAAAAAGTCAGTAGATGTAACGGTAGAGAAATTTGGAAAAAATGTATTAATTAGAAGAACTGAAGATCCAAACTTATGAAAATATACACATTTGATATAGAGCCTATAGGTAAACCCCGGATGGTTAGGTCTGATGTCTGGAAGAAGCGCAACCGTGTAATGCAATATTGGGCTTTTAAGGATGATATTAATATCATTGCAAGAGAAAAGAAATATAAAGTTGCTCCAAGACTTAATATAAGCTTTATATTGACTATGCCGGAATCTTGGAGTGAAAAGAAAAAGAAACTACAAGATGGTAAACCACATACCCAAATTCCGGACATAGACAATCTTGAAAAAGCTTTTTTTGATTGTTTATGTGATAATGATTCTTATGTATGGGCTGTTAACAAAACCAAGAGATGGGGCCGGAAAGGACAAATAGTCGTAAAACAGTAAAAACTACAAATAAGGCTAAATGATATAGTTTGATACACCATTAAAACGCTTTTTAAGGGCCTTTTAAAATCTTCACAGTACCTTCCATCCTCTTTTTAATACACACTATCACATTGTAAGTCTAAATGTAACATGGTAGTATTTATTACTAAGATGTACGGAGAAATAAACAAACTTCAAACAAACATAATGATTTTTGTTAAATATTGGTGCAATACAGAAAAAACTGTAGTACCACAACGTGAGATAATAGCTGCAATGCAAACTCAGGGAGTAAAAAGCTACACGGCATTAAACGCTATAAACTCACTTATAACTAAGGGATACATACGTAAGGCATACACAGAACATGCAAATAGGACATATTATGTGATGATCCGGAATATATAAATTACCAAACCTTTATGAAAAAGACGGTAAAAAATAAACCAAAGTATAGAGCAGTTATTAAAAAAAAATATGATAGGCCCGGACAACCTACAAAATATTCTCCGGAAGTAAATGATAAAGTAGATGAATATCTATCTACATGTGGAAGAGAACAAACAGAACTGCCTACTTACGAAGGGCTTGCAATAATGCTATGTGTAAACCCGGACACCTTATATGAGTGGGCGAAAGTACACAAAGAATTTTCCGAGTCTTTGGCAAAAATTCTTGCTTATCAGAAAAAACAGCTCATTAATGATGGTATCTATGGTGGTAAGGAAGTTAATTCTACAATTGTAAAACTACTACTACAAAATAATCATGGAATGAGGGAGAAAGTAGACAACACAACAGACGGAAAACCATTACCAACACCTATTTATGGCGGAAGATCAAGCGGCTAAGTTTACTTTTGAGGACACAACAGCGACACAAAAGATATTCTCACTTAAAAAGAGAATACGCGCTGTCACAGGCGGAACATCCGCTTCAAAAACAATCTCTATTCTTGTTTGGATCATAGACTACGCACAACTTAAGAAAAATGCTAATAAGGTTGTGACTATTGTTTCTGAATCTTATCCACATCTAGCAGGTGGGGCAATACGTGACTTTGAGAACATAATGAAAGACAGGGGGTATTGGGATGATAGTCTTTGGAATAGCACAAAACACGTTTACGTATTTGAGACAGGGTGCAAAGTAGAGTTTTTATCAGTAGATACATACGGCAAAGCTCACGGCCCAAGGCGCGATGTTCTTTTCATAAACGAGTGCAATAACCTTTCATGGCTCATTGTAGATCAGCTTATTGCGCGTACTAATGAGGTCATTTGGTTAGACTGGAATCCCATTACGGAATTTTGGTTTTATTCTGATTTGTATCCAAACCGGAAAGATAACATTGACTTCATCACACTCACCTATCTTGATAATGAGGCACTTAATAAAACGATGATTGAAGAGATAGAATCTCACAAGAATAACAAAGCATGGTGGACAGTATACGGTCTTGGTCAGCTTGGACAACTAGAGGGCCGGATATATACAGATTGGAACGTGATAGACACAATCCCTGAGTATGCAAGGCTTGTAAGGTATGGCTTAGACTTTGGGTATAGCATAGATCCGACAGTTATAATTGCTATCTATTACTTCCAAAATAGCTTCATACTTGATGAGATAACGTATCAAAAGGGATTGAGTAACAAAGCTATTGCAGACATTCTGCTTAATAAACCGCGCGCAATGGTATGTGCTGATAGTGCAGAGCCTAAAAGCATTGATGAAATAGCTTCATATGGAGTTAATATAATAGGCTCAAAGAAAGGGCCGGGTAGTGTTAATCAGGGAATACAGTATGTACAGCAGCAGAAGATAGCCATAACAAGTAGAAGCTTAAAGACTATAAAAGGTTACAGAAATTACTTATTTACTACAGATAGAAACGGAAACGTGATAAATGAGCCTGATGATACAGTACATGAATGGTCAAACCCTATGGATGCAGTTAGATACGGCCTAGAATCTCTTAAAGCAACTGAGCCAAAGAAGCCACAAACCAACTTTGGTGGAGTTAAGCCATATATCGCAGGAACACTTGCATAGTAATAGATCTGTAGTTTATTCTTTTCTTTATGAATCCTACTAACTTAATCAGTCCGGAACTGCAACAGCTAATAAACAACGAGCAGTCAGGATATAACTATAGAGAAAGACGGCATGATGATTGGAATGAGATCTATTCTCTTTACCGGGATAAGGTACAGGTAAATCGCCTTTTGCAAAGACAGTCTGTAAACGTGCCTCTTATGAAACAGACGATTAAGACGCTCCTTAAAGACATTGATGATATGCCGGTTATTGAGTTTAAGAACTTAGACAATAACGATCAGGCGGAGATCTTTCAGAATGAATACTGGAAATATACGATTGGAGAGCATTGCAACAAGATGGAGATCAAAGATATAGTAGATAAGAAACAGGTACTACTCTATGGCCGGTCATTTGACCAGATGCAGATAGTAGACGGCAAGGTGTTTATGGGGATAGTTGATCCGATGGACATACTCATTGATAGATACGTAGATCCAACAAATATAGATTCAGCAGGATTCCTTATACACAACAACATCTTTAAACGGCTTTCTGCGCTTGAACAAAATCCGGATTATGACCAAGACGAGATAAAACGCTTAAAAGCTTGGTATCAGACACAGGAAGGTGTGGTCAAGCTTGCTGAAAACACACAACAACTTCAGGATAAGAATAAAAAGCTTGAGGCAATGGGTGTATCTGATGTTGAAGATCCGATACTTGGAGAAACTTATGTTCAACTTGCCATGCATTTTGTGTATGACAAGAAAGAAGGAGACGAAGAAGAGCAGTTTTATCTTAAGGTTGTGGCAGATAACTACGCAATACTACTTAATAAGCCGCTTGAAGAGGTGATTGGTAAGACGCAGGATAACTATTGGAGAACTCACTTACCATACAACACATGGGCTGAGGATATAGACATGCAAGACTTTTGGGTAGATGGAGTAGGAGATGTTGTGAGAACACCTAACAAGGTATTAAATGCATGGCTATCACAGCTTGTTGAACACAGAACACTTAGAAGCTTTGGGATGCATTACTACGATTCAACAAAAGATGGCTTTATGCCACAATCTTTTGTACCTCAAGCATGGGGCTGGTACGGTGTACCGGGCAATCCGAATGAGCTTATTCAAAAAGTAGATATTCCGGATCTTACAGAATCACTTGATGAAATGCAGTATGTTACAAGCTTTATAGAAAAAGCGACAGGCGCAACAGCAACACAGCAAGGCGCACAAACTGAAAGATCTATTACACTTGGCGAGGTACAGCTTGCACTTGGTGAAGCCAAGGAGCGTGTGAAGGGTATGAGTAAATTCTATACGCAAGTTTGGAAGGAAAGAGCGTATAAGTTTATGAAACTTATTGAGGCCGGGAAAGATAAGCTTGATATTGTTCAAATAGAGAAACAGGGCCGTAATTCAAATAAGATGTATAAGCGTGAAATAGCGCCAAAAGATTATATTACACCTTCAGGCTACTCTGTAAAGATCTGGTCACAGGATGAGAAGGATAGTCAGGATAGTAAAAGTCTTGAAAAGCTTAGCGTTGTATATCAGAATATGCCCGGCAATACAAA